TAAAGCAAAGAAATAAAAAGTTTAAGAAAGAGCTTGAGAACTTCAAAATGCCTGAAGTTTATAATGCAGTTAATGTTATGCAAAACACAGCTTTTAAAATTAATCCTTATATTTTAAAGGTTATGCAAGAAGCGTGGGACAAAGGTTTAGCAATGGGTGGTATGCCGCCAAATGAAAATTTGGATATACCAAACAAACCACATGACATTGAGACAAACAAAGAAGCTCGTAAAGAATGGAAAAAGAAAGCAGTCATAGCACATACTGAAAATGCTCGTATGTTTTCTAAAAGATTGCTTTATGCAAAAATACTTTGGGAAGCTGACAAGTTTTTAAAATACAAAACAATATACTTTCCTCTTCAATTAGATTTTAGAGGTAGGGCTTATTGTATTCCTGCATTTCTAAACTATCAAAGTATCAGTGGAGCTAAAGCGTTGTTAAAGTTTTCACATGGAAAAGAAATAACAAAAGAAAATAAAGGTGACTTTTGGTTAGCCGTACATGGAGCTAACATGTGGGGTAAAGACAAACAATCACTGCAAGACAGAGTTAAATGGGTTGAAGACAATGAAGAGCTATTTACTAAATGTGCTTTAGACCCTTTTACTAATAGACAATGGGAAGACGCTTCATCACCATTTCAAGCGTTAGCTTGGTGTGAAGAGTGGAGACAATTTAAAGAACAAGGTTATGGTTTTGTTTCTACAATACCAGTATCTATTGACGGTTCTTGTAATGGCTTACAACTTTACTCATTGATGTTAAGAGATAAAGAAGCAGGTAAATTAGTTAATGTAGTTCCTGCAAGTACACCTCAAGACATATATCAATTAGTTGCTGACGCTGTAATTGAGAAACTAAAAATAGATAATGAACAAGGTAAACCTTTTGCGAAGCAATGGTTAGACTATGGAGTCAAACGTAGTACAACAAAAAGAAGTATTATGACAATCTGTTATGGAAGTACCAGATACTCATGCACTGATTTTGTCGTAGAAGATTTGACAAAAAGAAAAGACAAAGGTGAGCAACACCCATTTCAAGATGAAGTATTTAGACCTGCAAGTTATTTAGCAGGTGTCATTTGGGATAGCATTGGTGATAATTTAAAAAGTGCTAGACTAGGAATGGACTATCTACAAACGATAGCTCGTCTTGTTGCAAAAGAACAATTACCTATTCATTGGATAACACCAGTAGGCTTTCCTGTTTACCAAAGTTATCCTGAAATGAAGAGTAAGAGAGTTAAAGCTATGCTTATGGGTGAAGTTATCAAGCCTCGTATAAATACTGAGACTGATAAGACTGATAAACTGAGAATGTCTAATGGTATAGCTCCTAACCTAGTGCACTCACTAGACTCAGCCGCAATGATGAAGACAGTTAATATTGCATACGACAAAGGTGTAAGAAATTTTTGTAATGTGCATGATAGCTTTGGAACTACTGCGGCAGATGTTGAAACTTTAAGTGATAGTTTGAAAGAAGCATTTATAGAAATCTTTACGAACCATGATGTGCTTAAAGATTTTAAAGATGATGTCTTTCATCAATTACCTGAAGCATTGAGAAGCAAGTTACCTGAGCTCCCTGAAAAAGGAGACTTGGATATACAACAATTAAAAGAATGTGATTTCTTTTTTGCTTAATTAATCCGCTCATGCTTAAGTTGTATGAGCGATTAGTAAAGTACCCATAATAGACAGTAAGGACAAAAAATATGGAAAATGAAGACTACTTTAAACAGTGGGATTACCCCTGCCCTTTAGATGTCGCAGTAGCGGCTATCAACAAGGGTTGGATAATTGAAAGACCAAACGAGGAGAACGAAGATGAAGAACAATAACGTAAAGATTGTGTCACCTGTAGGTGTCAGCCAATATGCTTGGCTTACGCAACCAGATACAAGATTTGATAATGACGGTCACTACAAGACTAATCTAATTATCAAAGCTGAAGACGCAAAGTCTCTAATTAAAACTATTGATGATGAGATGAAGGAAAGTTTTACTCTTGCTAAAGAGAAAGCTAAAGGAAAGAAAGTTAAGGAAGGAAACACGCCTTATGAAATGGAGACAGATGATGACGGTCAGGAAACTGGCAATGTTATATTTAAGTTTAAGACGAAAGCTCAAATTATTTCTAAAGACGGCAAAGTAATTCCTAATCGAGTAGCTATCTTTGATAGTAAAGGTAAACCTATGACAGATGTAAATGTCTGGTCAGGTTCAGAGATGAAATGCTCTGCTGAATTAATTAAATACTACACAGCGATTGCAGGTGCAGGAGTTAGTCTACGACTAAGGGCGGTACAGATTACTAAACTTGTCGAAGGCGGTGCAGGTAATGCTAAAGGCTATGGCTTTGATGATGTCAAAGACGGCTATGAATTTGAGGAGAAAGCTGATGTGGTACAAGAAGAGGCTGAGAAACAAGAAACTGACTTCTAATCAAGTCGGTTTAGTACATGGTTTTCGGTCTGGTCTTGAAGAACAAATAGCTGATGAACTTAAAGGTCTGCGTGTGCAGTATGAGTTTGAGGAAACAAAATTAAAGTATGTTAAACCTCAGAAGACTCATACTTACACACCAGATTTTTATTTAACAAAGCAAAAAATATATATTGAGACTAAGGGATTATTTACTTCTGCTGATAGGCAGAAAATGAAATTAATAAAAGAACAACACCCAGATAAAGACATAAGATTTATATTTAGTAATTCAAAAACAAGAATAAGTAAAAAGTCTAAAACTACTTACAGCATGTGGGCTGATAAGTATGGTTTTAAATGGGCTGATAAACACATGCCGAAGGAATGGTTAAATGAGTAATGAAAGAGAAGAAACAAAATACATAATAGTACATGCTTCCGATACTCAACCTTCCCAAGATTTAAACGTAGAAGATATTAAAGCTCAAGACCGTAAAGACGGTTGGTTATCTTGTCGATTCCATAAAGTTATTACCAGAGACGGTGATATTCAGGACGGAAGAGATATTAAGATAGCAGGAGCTCATATTGAAAATAGTAAAAAAGTTTCTAATACCAATTCTGTAGGAATCTGCTTAATTGGTGGGAAAGACACGAATAATAAACCTGAATGTAACTTTACTTTAAAACAGTACAATGCGTTAAAAGCACTTGTAGATGAGTTAAAATCAGAGTACAGTCAGGCTGTTATCGTTGGTCACAGAGATGTGGCTGATGTCCTGTCTCCGCACTTCAACATAAAGGAGTTGCTGAGATAGTTTTGTTTGACCCTGCCAGTAGCAATACTGGTGGGGTTTTTTTATTCCCAAAATATTTTAGCAAAAAAATTTAGAGAGATTATGGAGAGTGAATTTTTATATCACACGTCTTGCGACAACTGCAATTCTAGTGACGCTAACTCTGTCTATGATGACGGACACGCTTACTGTTTTTCATGTGGAACAACAACGAGAGGACACGCTTTGACAACAAACGAATTTGTACCAACCAACTCTGACTTCGTACAGGGTGAGATTACACAACTCACTACAAGAGGTTTAGATAGATTGACATGTCAAAAATTTAATTATCAAACAGGTAAGCACAATGGAAAGCCAGTACAAATTGCAAACTATTATAATAAAGACAGACAATTAGTTGCACAAAAATTACGACACGCTGACAAAACATTTCAATGGATAGGTGAAGCCAAAGACTCAGGTTTATTTGGACAACACTTATGGCGTGACAAAGGTAAGATGTTAATAATTTGTGAAGGCGAAGTAGACGCTTTGTCTGTTAGCAAAATTAATCAAAATAAATTTCCTGTTGTCAGTATTAAATCAGGAGCACAAGGTGCAAAGAAAGATATACAAAGAGAGCTTGAATGGATTGAAGGCTTTGAGTCTGTTGTCTTTATGTTTGACCAAGACGAGCAAGGTAAAGCAGGAGCACTAGCGTGTGCAAAATTACTGACACCTAATAAAGCAAAGATTTGTACGTTACCTATGAAAGACGCTAACGAAATGTTAGTTGCAGGTAAAGTAAAAGAATTAGTAGATTGTATTTGGTCTAGTAAAGCCTATAGACCTGACGGAATAGTATTAGGTTCTGATATATGGGACGAAGTTAAAGTTGAAGATAAATATGTCAGTGTTGATTATCCATTTACATGTATGAATGTGAAGACACATGGTCTTCGTAAAGGTGAGCTACTTACAGTAGCCGCAGGTTCAGGTGTAGGTAAGAGTTCATTCTGCCGACACATAGCATTAGATTTATTAAATAAAGATTTCAAGGTTGGTTACATAGCATTAGAAGAGAGCATAAAAAGAACTGCTCTTGGTATTATGGGTGTTGCTTTAAAGAAACCATTACATTTAACAAGAGAGGGAATAGATGAGACCAGACTTCAGGAAACTTTTAAATCAACTGTTGGTAATGGGAATTTTTATTTATATAACCACTTTGGCTCTACAGCTAGTGACAATTTAATTTCTAAAATAAGATATTTAGCAAAAGCATGTAACGTAGACTTTGTTGTTCTTGACCATTTACACATGGCGTTATCGTCAGTTGGTGATGACACAACAAATGATGAAAGAAAACTTATTGACTACACTGTAAGTAAACTAAGAAGTTTAGTTGAAGAGACAGGCATAGGATTAATATTAGTATCACATTTAAGACGTTCAACTGAAGGTGATAAAGGATTTGAAGACGGCAAACAAGTTACACTAAGTAGTCTTAGGGGAAGTCAAGCCATAGCTCAATTATCTGATTTGGTCATTTCCATGAGTCGTGATTTAAAATCAGAAAAAAATATTGCTGATATTTATATTCTTAAAAATAGATTTAGTGGCGAGACAGGAAAAGCCTGTAGCCTTTATTATGATTTAGAAACTGGGTGTCTCTCAGAGGTTAAAAGTGAATTACAAGAAGATTTCTAGGCGAGACTTACAGTGGACACAAATAGTTTTAGAAGCATTAATCGAAGCCAAACTACACCCAGATAAAATTATAAACATTCAAGTTGGTTCACCAAAATCTGCGGAAGCAGTTGAAAAAGCAATCATTGCTCTTATAGCAGACGGTAATGTTGAAGCACTAAGATTAAACATAGAACTACACACTTTAAATTAAGGAGAATACATTGACGCTACCTACAGTTACGAAAAAGATATTAAACGCTGACTATGTGCAAGTTACATGGAGCGATATAAATTCTAACAGTTCGTGGTTGACTTTAAAAGACGCACTTAATAGTAAAGTTACAATTTGTATTTCTACAGGTTGGTTAATAAAAAAAGATAAAGACGTTCACATAGTTGTATCAGATGTAAACTTTAATGAAGACGGCACGTTAGGTGACGTAGGTAACATCACAACTATGCCTTCTAGTAACGTCATAAAAATAAAGAAGATAAGATTATGAAGTATTGTTTCGACATAGAGACAGACGGATTTCTTCAAGATTGTACGAAAGTACACTGTATTGTTTTAAAAAATATAGACACTGGTGAAGTATTAAAACCCACCAATGATGAAGCTATAAAACTTTTACAAGAAGCAGATTTAATTACAGGTCATAACATTATTAAGTTTGACATACCTGTATTAGAGAAATTATTTGGCTTTAAAACTAAAGCACAAATTTTCGATACAATCGTAGCAACACGTTTATTGTTTCCTGACATAAGGGACAGTGACTTTAAAAGAAATGACTTCCCTGCGAATTGTATTGGCAGACACAGCTTGAAGGCGTGGGGTTATAGGGTGGGCAATTACAAGGAAGCATTTGATACAGACTGGAAAACATTTAGTTCTGAGATGTTAGACTATTGTGTTCAAGATGTAGAAGTCACTCATAGTTTATATAAGATGATTGAGAACAGAGGTTATTCTCAACAAGCAATGAAGTTAGAACATGATGTAGCTTCATTAATATTTAGACAAGAACAACATGGTTTTACTTTTGATAAAGAGAAAGCCGAACAATTATATTCTAAATTAAATGCTAGACGATTAGAATTAGAAGATGAGTTTCAAAAATTATTCTTACCTATTACTACAAAAAGAATATCACCGAAGACTGGTAAACAATTAAAAGATAAAGTAACAGTCTTTAATCCTTCTAGTAGATTACACATAGCTGATAGATTAAAAGCTAAGTACAACTGGCAACCAGAGGAATATACTTCAGACGGTAAACCTAAATTAGATGATACTATCCTAAGTAAACTAGATTATCCTGAAGCTAAACTCTTAGCTGAACATTTCTTATTAGATAAACGAATAGGACAATTAGCAACTGGTGCTCAGGCTTGGTTAAAGAATGAACACAAAGGAAAGATACATGGAACTTGTAATACAAATTCTACTGTCACTGCTAGAGCTTCACATTCACACCCAAATTTAGGACAAGTACCTAGTGTATCTGTCCCTTATGGTAAAGATTGTAGAAGTTTATTTACTGTACCAAAAGGTAAGAAGCTAGTGGGGATTGAT